CTTGGATGAGTGCTTCATTTGCTTAAATTTTTAAAACATAAATTATGGGAATCGTTACAGAAAAAAAGTTTTTAACTCCAGAAGAAATTAACATTTTAAAATCCATTCAAGAGGAAACTCAAGGTATTATAATGGAATTGGGTGAAATTGAAATGATCAAAATACAAATTGAAAATCGTTATGAATCTTCCAAAAAGTTTTTAAATGACTTATCAATCAAAGAAAAAGAATTCCAACAATCTATCTTTGAAAAATATGGAAGATCAAGCATTAACCCAGAAACCGGTGAAATAATCAAATTAGAGTAATCTAAATCCGAATACACCATATTTATAATAAAATAACTAGTTCAAATGCCAGAAACAATTGTATCTCCCGGTGTATTAGCCATAGAAAATGATCAGTCATTTATTACTCAAGGACCGGTTCAAGCAGGTGCCGCTATCATAGGACCAACAGTTAAAGGAAAAGTAGGTATTCCTACTTTAGTTACAACTTATAGTCAATTTGTAAACAAATTTGGAACTACTTTTTTAAGTGGTAGTCAAACATATTCCTATTTAACTTCAATTTCTGCTTATAATTATTTTAACAATGGAGGTAATTCATTGTTAGTAACAAGGGTAGTAAGTGGAAGTACAATAACTGATTGGACACCTGCAACTTCATCATTGATCCCAACATCAAATGCTGCTACTAGTGCTTCTGTTACTTTAAATTTAACAGACATAGCATCTGAAGCCAATACTGTTGGTTCTAGTTCATTTGGAGTTAATGGTATTATTTTTTATTTTACCGGTTCTAACGAAACAAATACTTCTACTACAGTATATTTAAATACCTCATCATTTGCATCTTCAACAGTTGCAAATTATGTAGTAACTTCATCTGTAGTATTTAACTTTAGTAGTTCTGTTGCTCCTTATAGTTCATCTTTACCATTTATTTCTGCTAGTTATTCTTCACCTAACATAACATTTACTTATATTGGGCAAAATGGATTAGTTGGAAATTCTAACTATATTGTTTCCGGAAGTACTACAACATATTTTTCTGGAGGTACTAACACAGAAGCATTTGTATTAGAAACTTTAGCTGAAGGTGAAATTGTAAATAGTGCTGGCCCTACAGGTTCCAATGGTACTTTATTAAGTGGCTCAGCTAACAATTATAGATGGCAAATAGTTTCTTCAAATATTACTAATGGAACATTTACATTAATAATTAGACAAGGTAATGATACAACAACTCAACCTTCTATTTTAGAAACTTGGAGTAATTTATCATTAGATCCATTTGCACCAAACTATATTGAAAAAGTAATAGGAAACCAAGTTGAGACCATTCAAAATGACCCAACAACAGGTGAATATTATGTTCAACTTACAGGAAACTATGCTAATCAATCTAATTATGTTCGTGTTAGACAAGTAAATATTACAACACCTAATTATTTTGACAATGTAGGTAACCCTAAACCAGAATATACAGGTTCTCTTCCTTATTTATCTCTTGGAGTATTTGGAGATGGAAAAGGAAAAAATATCCCTACAGGTGTAGCAGGAGCGTATTATGAAAATATTTCAAACACTAACATACAAGGTTTAACAGCTGCCTCTTATGTTGAATCTATTTCTTTACTCGCTAATAAAGATGCCTATAAATATAACTTTATAACAGCCCCAGGTTTAATAGGAGACGGAACCAACTACGCTGCCCATTTTCCAGTAGTTAATCAATTGATTGGTATGGTTCAAGAAAGAGGGGATTCAATGACAATTGTTGATATTGTAGGATACAATTCTAATATTGTTCCTGTAGCTAATAACGCATTAGCCTTTGATACTTCATATGCTGCTACCTACTGGCCTTGGCTAAAAACAATTGACCCGGATTCAGGAACTCAAGTTTGGGTACCTGCATCAACTATGATTCCTGGAGTATATGCATTTAATGATAACACTGCTGCTCCTTGGTTTGCACCTGCTGGAATAAATAGAGGAGTACTTAATACTGTTATTCAAACTGAAAGAGTATTAACCCAAGGAAATAGGGATTTACTTTATGAAAGTAACGTTAATTCAATTGCTTCTTTCCCTAGTGTAGGAGCAACAGTATTTGGTCAAAAGACATTACAAAAGAAAAAAAGTTCTCTTGACCGTGTAAATGTTAGACGTTTATTAATTGAACTTAAAAGCTATATTTCTCAAGTAGCAGATACTTTTGTATTCGAACAAAACAACACAGTTACTAGAAACAATTTCTTAGGAATTATTAATCCATATTTAGCTTCTGTGCAACAACAACAAGGTTTAACTGCATATAGAGTAATCATGGATGAATCTAATAACCCACCAAACGTAGTAGATCAAAACCAATTAATAGGTCAAATTTACATTCAACCTACTAAAACTGTTGAATTTATAATCCTAGACTTTAACATATTACCTACAGGTGCAACTTTCCCTGCTTAATCTAGATTTTAAAAAGAAAATTAATATTTATAATAAAAAGATAAAATGGCAAAATTCACAGTATCTCCTGGAGTATCAATTAGCGAAATAGATAATACATTTCTAACAGGGCAACCTGTTCAAGCGGGTGCAGCTATCATAGGACCAACAGTTAAGGGCCCTGTTCAAACCCCAACATTAGTAACTTCATACTCTGATTACAAAAGTATGTTTGGAGATTCTTTCATTAGTGGAGGAAATGCATATTCATATTTAACTTCAATAGCAGCATATAATTATTTTAACTATGGGGGAACTTCATTATTGGTTACAAGAGTTGTAACAGGTTCCTACACACCTGCCTCAAGCTCAGTAGTTTCTAATTACATAAATGCAGCATCTTCATCTTTTTCACTTGAAACTATCTCTGAAGGTGAAATCATGAATAGTACCAGCACATTGAATGTTTCAGGTGCTTTAGAATCAGGATCTATAGATAACATTAGATGGCAAATTACAAATTCTAATACAGGATCAGGAACATTTAATGTAATAGTACGAAGAGGAAATGACACTACTGCTAACCCAGTAGTTCTAGAATCATGGAATAATATAAATTTAGATCCTAATTCATCCCGTTATATTGCTAAAGTAATTGGTGATCAAAAATTAAATTACAATTCTGGTGAAAACCAAATGGATTTGTCTGGTAGTTATCCAAATAATTCAAGATATATCAGAGTAAAAAGTGTTACTTCCCCAACACCAAACTATTTTGATGCAAGTGGAATCCCTGTTTCAGCATATACTGCCTCAATTCCACAAAACGGAAGTGGATCATTTGGTGGAGCCATAGGTACTATAAGCAATACTGTTAATTTATATGATAATATCTCAACAAACACTCAAGGTGTAATGGGGTATGATTATAACAATATGATTTCATTGCTTGGAAATCGCGAAGCATATCAATTTAACGTATTATTTGCTCCTGGGTTATTAAATGATACCCATACATCTCAAATTACTAATATTATTACTAATACAATTTCTAGAGGTGATAATATGTTTGTAATGGATTTAACTAGCTTTAATAGTTCTTTAGGAGGAGCAGTTACAGAAGCTCAAACTCGTGATACTTCATATGCTGCTACTTACTGGCCTTGGGTACGAATTTCAGATCCATCTACAGGAAAACATGTTTGGGTCCCAGCATCAACTATGGTACCAGGTGTATACGCATTTAACGATAAAGTAGCTGCTCCTTGGTTCGCACCTGCAGGTATTAACCGCGGTGGGTTAAATACAGTACTTCAAGCTCAATACAAATTATCACAAGGTAATAGAGATACGTTATATGCAAATAATATCAATCCAATTGCAACATTACCTAAACAAGGTGTTGTAGTATTTGGACAGAAAACATTGCAAAAAGAACAATCTGCTCTTGATCGTGTAAACGTAAGACGTTTGATGATTGAATTAAAATCATACATTCGTCAAATTGCAGATACAATCGTGTTTGAACAAAATACAATAGCTACAAGAAATTCATTCTTAGCTAAAGTAGGACCTTATTTAGATATTATCCAACAAAAACAAGGACTATATGCTTATAAAGTAATCATGGATGATTCTAATAATACACCTGCTGTAATTGACCAAAACCAGCTAGTAGGTCAGATTTATATCCAACCTACACGCACAGCAGAATTTATATCTTTAGATTTCATCCTATTACCAACAGGAGCTGAATTCCCTGGATAAAAATTTAAAAATTGAATATTTATAATAAAACGAAATTAAACTAAAATAAAATGTCAATTCTAGATCCGAACGAAATATTTTACACAGCGTTTGAACCAAAACAAACAAACAGATTTATCCTTTATATGGAGGGAGTTCCTGCATATTTGATAAAAGGTGTAGGTGCTGTTTCTTTAACTCAAACTGCAGTTGCTATCAACCACATTAACGTTCAACGTTATGTAAAAGGAAAAACGATTTGGAACACGATTCAGTTTACAATGTATGAATCGATTACTCCTTCTGCTGCTCAAGCAGTTATGGAATGGGTACGTTTAGGTCACGAATCTGTAACTGGTAGAGATGGTTATTCTGATTTCTACAAGAAAAACATTACATTTAACGTAGTTGGCCCTGTAGGTGATATCGTTTCAGAATGGAAAATTATGGGAGCTGTAATTACAGAAGTTAATTTTGGAGATTATAACTGGGATGATGACGGAACACCTGTTAATATCCAAGTAACAGTACAACCTGACTACTGTATCTTGAACTACTAATATTAAGTTTAAATATTAAAAGTAAAGCTCCAATTTTTATTGGGGCTTTTATTTTTTCCTAGGATCTTTAAAAAAATTTTTATATATTTAGTTATTAAAGAAACAGATATGAAAACATTAAAAAGTCTCTTATTTTTACTATTAACTTCTTTTGTTTATAGTCAAAATTGTCCTTTTTTAGGACCGGATCAATATCTTACTTGTGGTACAAATTCTACAACATTAACAGCAGATTTTAGTCAATGTGTCGCCGGTAGTAATCCAAACCAAACAACCAATTATTCTGTAAGTACAATCCCGTTTGTAAACCAAACCAATACAGGCACTCAATTGTTTATGTCGGATGATTCACAACAAGGTCCATTTAATATAGGGTTTAATTTTTGTTTTTTAGGTCAAACTTATACTCAATTCTATGTTGGTTCAAATGGTTGGGTATCATTTTCTGCAGGCCAATCTACAACATTTACTTCTAATATTATACCTTCCAACTTAGCAACAGTACCTAAAAATTGCATAATGGGTCCTTGGCAAGATTGGCACCCGGGTATTGGTGGCCAAATTAGATACCAGGTACAGGGAGTAGCCCCTTGTAGAAAACTAGTAGTAAGTTGGATAGGAGTCCCAATGTATTCATGCACAAATTTACAGGGAACATTTCATATTGTAATTTATGAATCTACTAATGTTATTGAAAATCATATTGTATCTAAACCAAACTGTCTAACATGGGCAGGAGGAACCGCAGTTCAAGGACTACATGATAATGCTGGAACGTTTGCAGTAACAGTTCCTGGTAGAAATTCAACTCAATGGACCGCAAATAATGATGCAAGGAGATACACCCCAAGTGGTCCTACAGTCTTGCCTACACCTACTTGGTATCAAGTTGGAAACCCAGTTCCTATTGGAACAGGAACGACAATAACAGTTACCCCTCCTCAAAATGGTGCCTATTATACATGCCAATTAACATACCCCTCTTGTAATGCGGGATGGAATGTATGTAATAGTACTGTAGGATCAGGACCTGATACTGTATTTGTCCAACCGGGCCCTCCAAACCTACAACCACTTAC